CCTTCGATGCGTTTTGGATGCTCTATCCGAAAAAGGTGGGCAAAGAACCTGCCGAAAAATCATGGCGAAAATTATCCGTATCCGACCGAATTTCTGTAATTGAAAAAGTACCGATTCAGTACCAGCACACGGCAAAGCAATTTGTGCCAAACCCAGCGACCTATTTGAACCAAAAAAGATGGGAAGATGAAATCATTTCAGGAAACAGTCAGCATGAAAAACATCAGCGAGATAATCAGCCGGAAAGCAATCACGCAAGAATTTGTAGACAGACACGCGAAGCAATCGAGGCCACAACTGAATGACGCGGTTATCGAAAGACTTTGGGGGGTGATGATCGGCAAGTATGGTTTTCTCTGGACCAGTCTCTATTCAGACGATTTGATTGCAAAGCTGGCCAAGCAGGAGTGGAGCAAGGAGCTTGGTTCACTGAGCTACAGTGCGATTAAATTTGGATTAGACAAATGTTTGACTGAGTTTCCGAAGTATCCACCCACCGCCGGACAGTTCAAGCAACTGTGCGAACCGAATTTAACTGAGCTCGGCTTGCCTACGGTGGAAGATGCCTGGGCGCAAATTTGCAAAGAGGGTGCCCGGTATTCGCATGGGGTGATACTCGCGGCGCGTAACGATGCGCAATGCGATGTGTTCAACTGGAAGTTATTGCCGTTGCAAAAAGGGCTGCAGTTATTCAAGCCGATCTATTCCCGCTACATCGAACGATTGCTGGACGGCGAGCAGTTTGATTTGCCAGCGATGATTGAAAATAAACTCGACAAGCCAGCCACCTGGGCAGAGCGCAAACAATTTGCGGAAGACCATTTGAGCGCACTCAAGGCATTGGTGAAGTAAACAACAGCCGTGCCCGACTATCACTTCAAAAATGAATGCAAGGCGAATGGTTGCCCGCTGCCGGTGGAAACTGTAACCGACTGGTACGAGCCGGAAGGGCGCAAGGATAAGCCACGGCCAAAGTGGGGGTTGTGCCAGTTTCATGCCCTGGCGGATGGTGAGAACTGGACCGAAGTGACGCAGCGCATCAAGGCGCACCTGTCTATTTTGCAGGTGGTGTACGCGGTGAAGACAATTCGCGATGTTGATTATAAACCATTGCTGGGTGAGCGCGTTGAGTTGTGGCTGGCGCGGGTAAACCGGGCATTACGGCAGAAGATATTGAAAAAAGAGGTGCCGCTCAACCAGGATAAAAGCTCTGGTTTTGCGGCGTTAAAACAGATTATTCACACAGGGGAGTAAGGGGGCGTGACCTTAAATTCAAAGCAAAATATCGGTCAGATAAAGCAATTTATGAAAAAAGAGAACCGAAAGTATAGCAAACAATTCGTAGAAATACCGCCAGAAAACTGGTCGCAGCCACCACCGGATAACCTGATTAAACTCTTTCGCAATAATGCGTTTCTGGTGCAGGTGTTTGCAGATGAAAGCGGCATACGCATTACGGTTAACCGCACCATGATCGATAACCAGGGCGGCTGGCTGCAGGGCATAAGCTGGGAAGATTTGCAGCGGATTAAATCGACCATTGGCTACGGCGATGTAATGGCGGTGGAGATTTATCCGGCAGACGATAACGTGATCAACATGGCAAACATGAGGCACCTTTGGGTGTTGAAAGACGGTTTGAATGTGGGCTGGTCACGCACGCAAAAAGTTGGGGCCCTCAGATGAAAAAAGACGATGCGACAATCTTTCAGGCGCCGGACGATGCGCAGTATTTGCGGGATAAAATCTATTACAAAAAAGGCTCGCATGGCTTTGTGTTTTACTGGGTGGAGGAATATGGCTGGCTTAAGTCAACCCGGTCGCCAGCCTATTTGAATGAACGCTATCGACTGTACAACGAAACCTATCAACAGGCAGGGTAATGACTATGAGTGAAGAAAAGCAAAAGGCACCGTTAGAAAAAAAAATCAGGCAGAAGTGTGCCTGGTTAGCCGATTTTCTGGTTGAAAAGAATCAAGCCTACGGCAACAGCGCCGCTGAACCGGTAGCGATATTCGCCAAGCGGCTAGATAAACTGGCGCAGATCGATACCAGGATTGACGATAAGTTGTCGCGCTTGAAAAAAGGCAATGAGTACCCTGGCGACGATACTATCAAAGACCTGGCGGGCTATTTGATTTTGCGCATGATTGTTGCTGAAACACCGTTGAAAAATACTGTAACCGATGTGGTTAACCTGGATAGATCAGAACTTCGAGAGCAGGAGCGCAAAGCAGAGATGCTGGCCTTGTTCGCGGAAGAAGCTGAATGAAAGTCGATGCGGAATTGTTATGCCTGTTGAATGCCAACGGTATTGATATAGGCCATGTGCCTGGTGGCGCACATCACTGGCTTGATCGTGAAGCGGTGCTCATGGCCCTGAAGGGGTCGAGCCCTGCGCAATTTTCACTGGCGTTGTATCAATCAGGCGTAAATCAGGAGCTGCATAACCTGTGGGCTGGTTTGTTTCAGGCGGCAACAGAAACGCAGGAGTACCAGAAGCGGTTTTTAAAACAGCACAAGGGCAAGCTGCAGTTACTGGTCCACCTGGCGATTTATGAATTTACTCAAAGCCCGGTGTGCAAGCCGTGCGGCAATACCGGAATCAACAAGCAATACCGGTTGTGCAAATGTTGCGGGGGCAGTGGCAAAAACAAGTTAAGCCTGCGCGACAAGGCCCGCATTATGGGCAAGAAATCACACGCAAGCTGGTACCCGTTTGCCGATATGTACGCGGAGTTGATGCGCATACTGCAGCACTGGGAAGATAGTAACCATCGTAAACTTTTGAGGTTGAGAGCTTAAGAATGATGGTTAAACACAATAATCATGTGCTAACTGCTGCGTATCATAGAATTAACATTTTAATGCGCCAATTAAGGCTAAGAGAAATTCCAGTGACCGTATTTAATTTTTACATGGATGAAGTCATACGGATGCTTAAACAAGAGGACATTGAGTGATGGATAAAAATGAAAACGGTTATTGGTGTGTTGTCTGTGGAAGGTTTTTGCCTTCTGTGGATGGTGTAGTAATACACGATGACATAATGCATCCTGAGAACATGCTATTTGATGACGATGAAAAAGAACAATGAGCAGCATAAAAGGCATAATTTTAGTCGTTAAGTAAAAAAAACTTTTTTTTAACCAAAAAGTACCGTATATTTCTAGCATCTAAAATAACCACTAAACCCGAAACACGCTGTTTTCGGGTTTTTTTTTGCCCGCATGGCAGGTGGTGTGCCAATACCGTTTGATTTGGTCCTGATCGATGTTGAATGACGATGATAATATCCACAATGATGAGTTTAATCTCACGCCTGATTTTGGTTTAAGCACTTCTGAGCGGGCGATTGCGGATTTGTATCGGGGTGGTTCCGACTCGATAGACGATAAAACGGGATTCACCGGGCACAAGACGCGGTGCTATCACGCACTGCACCCCCGGGCCAGTAAACGCACGGCAGAGAAACGCGCCAGCGAGTTGTTTCAAAAGCCTGCCATGGTGGCCTACCTGGAAACCAAGGCGAAGGACCTGCAGCGTATTTCAGACATGAACTCTGAAACCCTGCTAATGGATGCGAACCGGTTGAAGCGTATCTGTTTCGGTGATGAGTATTTTGTCGATACGATTATGGTGGATGGCAAGCCAGAGGAAGTAACCTACCGCAAGTTTAACGCGGGAGGGGTGAAAGGTGCGCTGGAAGTGCAGGGCCGTATACTCGGGGCGTTTTCTGACAAGCTGGAACATACCGGTAAAGATGGCAGTGATTTAATCCCTACCACGTTTACAGTGAAGTATGTCTCCAACGAGTAATGCACTCGCTCACCGGGAAATAGAAATTCAGTTTCCAGAGGTTTACCGGCCACTGGATGAAAGCTATCGTTACAAGGTGGTGTGGGGTGGTCGTGCTGCCGCCCGATCCTGGTCTATCTCGCGCAAGTTGTTGTTACGCGGGGTAGAGCGCAAGCAATTGTTTTTATGCACGCGGGAACTGCAGCGGTCGATTAAAGACTCTGTTCACCGCCTGCTAAAATCTCAAATTGAAATGATGGGCCTGACGCGCTTTTACACGGTGCTGGCCACGTCGATTGTCGGGGCGAATGGTACGGAGTTTATCTTTCTGGGTACCCGGCACAACGCGATGGAGATTAAGTCAACCGAAGGGGTTGACGTGTGCTGGATCGAAGAAGGGCACGCACTCACGGAAGAAAGCTGGGACATAATCGACCCGACGATTCGCAAGGAAGGCTCTGAAATATGGGTGTCGTACAACACTCGCTTTAAGTTTGATCATTTGCACCAGTTGTTTGTGATTAACAAGCCGCCGCCAGGGGCCTGGGTTAAAAAAACCAGTTACAAAGATAATCCGTTTTTAACCGAAGTGTTGCTCAAGCAGTTGCAGCACATGAAGCTAAAGGATTATGAGAAGTACCTGAACATTTGGGAAGGCGAACTCAAGCAACTGGCTGAGGGCGCTATCTTTGGTGAGCAAATCACGCAGGCGAAAAAAGACCACCGCTTTCTACCGATACCGATTCAAAAGGGTAGCGAGGTGTATGTGTTTGGCGACCTGGGTAAGAACGATCATAGCGCGTTCTGGTTCATGCAGAAAATTGGCATGGAATTCCGGTTTATCGATTACTACGAAAACCGCTTGCAGGAAATCGAGCATTACACAAAGGTGATTAAGGCGATGCCGTATAACTACGGTATGTATTACCTGCCGCACGATGCCGACCATGACCGGTTAGGGATGACAAAGAACATTAAGCAACAGTTTCAGGATGGCGGCATACGCCCGATCATGATTGTGCCGCGAGTGCGCGAAAAGAATATGTCGATAGAGGCAGGCCGCCGCGAGTTTGGCAGTTGCTGGTTTCACAAGAAGGATGAAAGTGATATACCGTTACAGCAACGCGAGGGTTATATCTCCTGGCTGCCCGATGGCATGCAGGCCCGTAGCGAACGCATGGAACGCGGTATTGATGTGCTGAGTAATTATCGTTTCAGGTACATGGAAAACGAAGATGCTTACCATATCAAGCCGCACCACGACTGGGCCAGCAACGGTGCAGACGCTTTTCAGCAATTTGCACTGGCCGCCCCGACCGTGGGCCGATCAAACCTGCGTAATCGCGGTAGCCATGATCCGGCGTATGCCGGTGATTATTAACCGAACACCCGAACACCCAACAGCCCGCACCACGCGGGTTTTTTTATGCCTGACATTCAGAGGTGAACATGAGTGGAGCCGAACGCCGTGTGGTGGACTGGAAAACCCTGGTCATGGAAGCAGAAAAAACGGATGTAGAAAGCGAACCGCAAGTGGCTTACGAATTTAGTCAGCGCACCTTCAAGCAGCGCCCTGCTGACGATTACCCCGACACAGACGATTAAACTATGAGCCAACTGTTAGTACCCGATGATGATGCAGCAATAGGCCCGCCACCGGCTGCCGTAGCGGTATTGCATAACAACCTGATGTGGGCGCTAAAGAAAGCCTACCCGCATGTAGAAAATGGCTGGATGATTCAGATCGATTTGGATGGCGGGGTGGTTTCGGTACGCAATTTAATGCTCTCGGGCAAGATGGGATTCACCATGAAGATAGCGAATATCGATTCAGAAATGCGCAATGTGGTACGCCATGGCGGTGAACTGCTAGAGCGGTACCGCATCGCCCGCAAGAAGAATACCGATATGCGTGAAGCCCTGGCCAATATGCGCCGCAAACCGATAGGCGAGGCCGTTTATGACAACTAAAATGCACACTGCAGGCGAGAACCGGCGCGACCCTGAGAACGGACGCAAGAAAGCAATCGATAATACGGTACAGGCCGATTACTGGTTATCCGTGGCGCGTGACGCCTACACCCTGTCTACCGACTATTTTGACGCGAACATTCGTAAGAACCTGGAGCGCAACATGGCGCACTTTGGCAATCGCCACGCGCCTGGTTCACGTTATTACAGCGATGCCTACAAGTACCGCCACAAAGGATTCCGCCCCAAGACACGCAGCATGATTCGCAAGAAAGAGGCGGCTGCAGCGGTGGCGCTGTTTTCTACTGCCGACGTAGTGCATGTAGAGCCGGAGCGCGGCAAAGACCCTTCTCACCAGGTAAGTGCCAGTATCAATCAGGAACTGTTGCAATACCGTTTGGAGAACACGATTCCGTGGTTTCTCACTGCCATGGGTGCGTACCAGGACACGCTAGTTTCGGGCATTTGTATTAGTCACCAGTTTTGGGATTACCAGGACGTAGCGATTGATGTAGAACAGCTCGACGAACAGGGCGAGCCGTTGCTGGATGAAGACGGCGAACCACTACTGGCGCAGGAATACGAAGTATTGCGCGATACCCCGGCGGTAGAACTTCGCCCAACAGAAAACTTCAAGTTCAGCATTGCTGCCGACTGGCGCGACCCGGTGAACACCAGCCCGTTTCTAATCGACCAGATACCGATGACGATTGACGATGTGCAAGCGATGGCCAACCCCTCGCGCACTTCTAAAATCCCCTGGTTCGAGCTGACAGACGCCGAATTGATGCAGGGCGTTTCCGGTGATCATGACGCGTTGCGTAGCCAGCGCGAAAACAACCGCATGGATAGCAAAGATGAGCAATACACGCACATTGGCTTTAACACGGTTTGGGTTCACCGCAACATCATTCGTGATGAAGGGCGCGACTGGGTGTATTACACCCTCGGAGTGCATAGCCGCCTGTCTGACCCGATCCCGCTGGAAGAAGAATACCCGCACCTGAAACCGGGTCAGCGACCGTATGTGGTGGGCCTGTCAAACATCGAAGCACACAAGAATTACCCGGAATCGATTACCGGCCTGTCTGCATCCACCCAACAGGCCGCAAACGAAATCAATAATCAGCGCATGGATAATGTAGACCTGGTATTGAACCGGCGCTACATCATCAACCGCAATGCGAATATTGATTATGTGGGCCTGCAACGTAACGTGCCTGGCGGTGTAACCGAAGTAGATAACACGGCGACCGATATTCGCATAGAAGCGCCGCCCGATGTGACCCAAAGCAGTTACCAGGAGCAGGACCGCATCAATATGGACTTTGATGAAATGACCGGCCATTTTTCATCCAGCTCGGTAGGCAGTAATCGCCAACTGAATGAAACCGTGGGGGGTATGAACCTGCTATCCAGCTCTGCCGATTCACTCACCGAATACCCGCTACGCGTGTTCGTGGAAACCTGGGTACGCCCGGTGCTGAAACAGTTGATACAACTGGAGCAGCGCCACGAAACCAACCATGCTCTGCTATCGCTGATGGGTGAAAAGCTCGACCTGTGGCAAAAGTACGGAATCGACGAAGTGACCGATGCCTGGATACAGGGCAGCATGAACATTCAGGTAAATGTCGGTTTCGGGGCCACCAACCCGCAACAGCGTATTGAAAAACTGTCCATGGGCTTGCATACCATTCTGCAGTTTGTACCCGAAATGCAAGGCCGCCTCGATGGTGAAGAAGTGGCAGGCGAAGTGCTGGGCGCTCTCGGTTATACCGGTGTCGATCGTTTCTTTCCGGTCGATAAGCAAGGCGCTGAATTACAGGGGCCGCAGGCACCGCCACCCGTACCGCTTTCCGAACTGGATAAGGCTAAACTCGAATTAGAGCATCAAAAGCACCAGGACTTGTTGCAGGATCGTGAGATAGAACGCAAGTTCAAAGTCGAACTGGCCTACATGCAACAGGAAGAAATGCTCTACAAGCTGGCGCAGGAAGAACGTATCACGATGAATGACCTGCAATTAAAGCTGAAGGCGCTAGAAACCGAACGCCAGAGCAAGGTCGATGAGTTCAATATCAAGCTCAAGATGGGGTCAGGGATATGAGTGGTCGTGACCTGGACCTGGACTTTGATATGCAGAAAGCACAGCTTGGCATAGAGGCCGAAGCCTTTTTGCAAGGCAACCTGGGACGTTACCTGCTAGAGCGTGCAGAGGTAGAGATTGACTTACGCACCGCCGAACTGGTGAAGGCCGACCCGGAAGACAGCAAGGTAAATCGTGAACTGCGAATGCACATACAAAAAGCGCAACTGTTCAAAACCTGGCTGAAAGAATTAGTGAGCGCAGGCCGACTGGCCGAAGACCGCATACACACGGAAGACCAACCCGATTATTAGCGTTATTGTCCACCCGCAAGGGCGACTGGAGACTAAAAAATGAGTATAGAAGCCGAAGTGGTTACACCCGTTCACGCAAGCCGTGATCTGCCACCCCCTGAATTTAACGAATCAGAGCTGGAGCAGGAGGGAGAAGCCGATTCCGGCGGGAAAGAAATACTCAGTGCGCGGGATGAAATAGCGCGAAAATACGACGAACGCAAACGCGAAGAACTGGATTCCGCGAAAAACCCGCAAAAACAGGTTGACAAAGACAGCCAGACAGACACAGAATTAAACCCATCAGCAGACCAGGCACCCCGACAAGGCGAAGAAGCCGCCCCGGAAATGGTCGAGATCAAGGTTCATGGCCGCAGCATTATGGTCGAAAAGGACAAGATTGAAAAAGCTGGTGGCGTTGTCGCCTACCAAAAAGAGGTAGCCGTACAACAGGGCTTTCAAGATTTGGCGCAACAGCGCAAAAACCTGGAAGCCCGTGAGCAAATGATTGCGCAGCGTGAGCAACAATTGCAAAAGCAGGCCGCTTTACCCACCCTGGATAAGCAACAGGCCAAACCCCAAACCACGCAAAACGATCCACCCGCACCCACGGGCGATCAGCCGAACATGGCAGCCCTAATCAAGCAACACAGGGAAGCCTTACTCGATGGTGATGACGAAACCGCCGACAACCTACTGGCCGAGTTGTTATCGATACCCCACAAAGCTCAAAAAGAGCAGGGATTCGACCCCGATCAACTTATCCAGCAAGCGACTCAGCAGGCCGTACAAAACATTGAACAGCGCGAACGCAACAAAAGTTTAGTTAAAGCGCGTGACAAGTTGTACCAGGACCACCCCGAACTGAATCAGGATACACGGCTATTTCAGGCCGTAGACGAAGAAACCGTCAAGGTTGAGCGAGAGCACCCAGACTGGGAGCCCGCGCAAATCTTAGTCGAATCCTGGAACCGTGTAGACCAGTGGCGCAGTGGGGGCCGACCTGAACGACAACAATCCGCCTCTAGCGAACAGAAGCAGCAAGAAAAACGCGCAATGAGCCACCCCAAGGCAGCCAATGGACGTGCGCAGGCACCACCCCAGCCGAAGGTACAAACCCGGTCCGATATTGTCAACCAGCTACGGGCGGCAAGAGGACAAACCTAATTTAATTTAATCTCATAGGAGAATTTAGCTATGCAACTTTGGGAAACCAATACCGCTGGCGGTTATATGTATTCCGGTGAGCTTTCAGACGTAATGCGTAATGCGTTGCAGCCGATGACCCGTTTTGTGCAGCACTGCGATGCTGACGACTTCACGGATAAAGGACTGCACGCAGGCGGGGCCTTTCAGTGGAATAACTATTCCGATATTACTGACGACTTCACTTCACGCCACCTGGATGAAAAGCAACCGATTCCAACTGGCACTTTTACCGTAGGCCAAAACTCAGGCACTATTTACGAGTTTGGTAAGCAGGTACCGTATTCCGGTGTGCTGGATGACCGTTCGCGTCACCCTGTTATGCAGGTAATCAAGAAAGTGCTTAAAAACCACGCCAAGAAAATGTTTGAGCACGATGCGCATGAGCAGTTTGCCGCAACACCGCTCAAGGTTACTCCGGCGTCTGGTAACAGCACTACCGCGATTGAGCTGGCCACAACCGGCACATCACCGCAAACCAACAACCTGGCAATGAGCAATGTTCATGTTAAGTTGATTGCCGACCAGTTGAAAGAGCGTGATATTCCGGTGTACGACGATGGTAACTATCGTTGTATCGGGCGTCCTTCGACCTTTCGTGCATTCAAAGATGACCTGGAATCGGTGCATTCGTATACCGATGATGGCTTCCGCATGATCCTGAATGGTGAAATCGGGCGTAGCTACGAGGGAATTCGTTTCTTCGAGCAAACCGCCATTTCCAGCCAGTCGTGGACCAATGGTCTTTCTGATCAGGCTTTCTTTTTCGGTGAAGATACCGTCATTGAAGCGATTGTGGTACCAGTTGAATTACGCGGCAGGTTGCCGGGTGATTATGGCCGTTCCAAGGGTATCGCCTGGTATGCACAGGAAGGATTCAAGCTCGCTAACTCTGCCGCCGCTGATGCTCGCATCATCGAGTGGTCTTCAGTCGCATAGGGGGTGACTTATGAATTCGTATGACAATCCATTAGTAATTACCCACCAGTTTGCCTCGCATGATTTCGGTGCGGGTGCCGGTGCCACGTCTTTTAAGGCACCGAATGGTTACACGCATGGCCGTATTATCGATGTGGGGGTGATAGATATTACTGAAACCTTCACCGCGACGACTACTGCCGCTTTTGTGCGTGTGGGTACTGCCGCCGATGCGGATGCGTATGCAGAACTGGCTATGGCTACTGCAGCCGCAACCGATACTTTCAACACACAGGATGACACAGACGCCATTATCGAGGCCGACATTGACGATACGCAAGTAGAAGTCACCTTTGTCGCGCCCACGGGTGGAACCCCTGCCGGTATCGGCAGACCGTATGTGGTTGTAGCCTGGTTTTAACGGAGGATATGTATGAAACAGCATGGCACGGGCGATAAATACAGCCCAAAAGAGCCGATTGCCGATGGCCTGGCAGAGCGCGAATCTTTCTCTCACAAAGATAGTATTCGTGGCGAAACCAGTGAGGCAACTCAACGCCCGACAGGCAAGACAGAAACTGTCAAGTCAGATCGTGGCACCTTCAAGAGTCGTTGCTAATTTAGCCGCTTGAAGAAATAACCAGAAAAGGGGTGCTTATGCGCCCCTTTTTTTTGGAGCGAATATGAAAATGTTAGGCACGCATGCACCGGTTCTACCGGATGACGATGCACAAATCAAATATTCAAAGCCCTGTTATGACCGCTTGCGTTACGCACAGGGTAACAACCGGGTACGCGTTAACTCCCAGGCAGAACAAGGCCGTAACTGGAGTGAGCGCGACATGCAAACAACAGGTCTCACCGACCGGGAAAGAATGTAATGGCAAATGAACAAAACGACATACTGGCCCCGGACAACGATCCGGCCCTGAAGCCCGTGGCCAGAAAAGCCAAAGCAGCAAGCGCATTTCGACGCGACCTGGGCTATTCCACCGTGTTCGGTCAAACCGAAGATGGCCACAAGTTCACCCAGGAAGGCGTGCGCTATGATGGTGATGGCGAGCCGGTGAAAGACAAGGCGAACCTGGCGCGTGAGAAAAAGCGTATTGAGATCGATGCGAAGCGGGCAGAGCTGGCCAAGATGCAGGCCGAGCTGGATGATGAACGGCGCTCACTGTCTTAAGCCCCGATGAGCAGCTATCTCGAACTGTGTCAGGAATTCCGCTCCAAAGCGGGCATAGCCGGTACCGGCCCAACCACCGTGCTGGCGCAAAGCGGTGAATACCTGCGCCTGGTAACATGGATTAAAAACGCGTGGATCAAGATACAGAATTACCCGCGTGACTGGAAATGGATGTGGCGCGAGTATTCTATTGCGGGCCTCGCTTCGACCAGCGATTACGTGTTAACTGATGTAGAAAAAATACACGAAGACACGTTCAGTTATTACCTGACCGCGACCGGTACCAGTGCGCGTCAAAAGCTGAAGTACATTAACTGGAAGCGGTATACCGATAGCTATTCAACCGTAGTGGCCAGCGAAGCCAGCCCCGCGCTGGTAACGCGTAAGCCAAACGGTAATCTCAAGCTATGGCCTACGCCGGATGCCGCCTACACGATAGATTTTGAGTACCAGAAAACCCCGCAGATACTCGCTGCAAATGCCGATGAACCGGAAATGCCCGCAGAGTACCACGAGGCTATTTTGTACCTGGCGCTGGTCGATCATGGTGGCTTTGAAGAAGCAAGCGAGGTGTATGGCTTTGCGGCAAATCAATACTCGCAGTATTTTAAATCGCTATTGCTCAAGCAAGAGCTACGCCGCGCCCCGCTACAGGTGCGGGTCGAGTAATGCAACGCGTGTACAGTTTTCCGCTACGTGGGGGCATGGATATAGTCAGCCCACCCCTGGCGGTGAAACCGGGGCGCTTAATTTCATCCGACAACTACGAGGCAGTGCCGACCGGTGGCTATCGCCGCATTAACGGTTACGAGCGTTATGACGGCAGGAGTAGACCCTCTAACGCTGTTTATTGGTACGCTACTTTTGATGCTGGTGGAACAGTTGAGCCAGTAGCGGGCGAAGTGTGTACCGGCGGTAGCAGCACGCAAACCGGCGAGGTACTTTCTGTTGTGCTGTCTTCGGGCACCTGGGCGGGCAGCGATGCGGCAGGCTATGTAGTGTTGTATGAAGTAACCGGGGCCTTTACCGACAATGAAACGCTCACCTTTAGCGGGGGATCAACTGCCCTGGCGAATGGTGTGTCACGTAGCAACCCGGAATCAGACCCGGATACCCACGAAGCCCACATGCGAGCCGCCATTGAAGCCACCCGCGCCAAAATAGGTGCG